ATCTTGGTTACTGATAATACTAATGACAACTCTGCGAAATCTAGTATTGAAGTTGTTGGTGAGAAAACTAATAGTGCTAAAGCCAACATTATAGTAGTCGATAACACTCAGGCTAACTCAGCCAAAGCATCTATAGTTACAACAAATACTAATGATAATAGTGCTAGAGCTAGGATCTTTAATTCTGTAGAAAACGCAAGCTCAGCTAAAGCTAATATCCTAGTCATTGACAACACTAAGAATAATTTATCTAAGGCGAACATCGTACTTGTTGATATTACTAATAATAACTCTGCTAAAGCAGAACTTAGGCAAGTTCAGATTTATGTACCAAGACCATACAAATCTAAAGAGGCGATGATCTACTCACCAATGTCGTTCCCATACGGAAGAAAGAAAGGGATTTATGACGATAGAGTTTAACTTGACAAACTATAAACAACTTTGGTACGCTTTATATAAGGACTCAAATAAAGACAGTCTTTAATTAGGTCATGCCGTGTGGTATGGCTATTTTATTAGGAGGATTATGAACGACGTAAAACTTTATGCACAGATTACTAAGGTAGATGAAGATAAGAGAATCGTTGAGGGTTTTGCTACCACAGAGGCTGTAGATAGCCAAGGTGAGGTTGTAAAGCTTTCTGCTATTAAGAAGGCTCTGCCTGAGTATATGAAATATGCTAATCTTCGGGAGATGCATCAGTGGTCAGCAGTGGGTAAAACGATTGCTACAAGAGTTGATGATAAGAAAAAGGGTCTTTGGATAAGGGGTAAGATTATTGACAATAATGCCTGGGAAAAAGTTAAAGAAAAAGTCTATAACGGTTTCTCTATCGGTGGGGTAGTTAACAAGAAAATTGGTAATATTATTCATGAATTAGCTTTAAACGAAATCTCTTTAGTAGATAGACCAGCTAATCCAAAAGCCATGTTTAGCATGGTTAAAATTAATCAAGGAGGTAAAGTTATGGAAAAACAGATGCCAACAGCACCATATGGGATGTCAGATGATGCCCCTAAATTCGCAGGTATTAAAATTGCTGACAGATTATTGTCGATGTCTAGTACTCTTACAATGCTTATCGAAAGCTGTGAAGAGATAGGTAGACCAGTGAAACATATTAGAGGCGTGTTAAAAGCTATTAAGAAAGCAGCTATGTTCGAACTTGAACACGAAAAAGAGGCAGCTAAGAAGAAGGAAGAGAAAAAAGAGAAGAAGATAGAAGAGCAAGTTAATGAGTTAGGAGAAATAGTGGAGCATGCTATCCAGAATAAACAGATCATGCAGCCAAACTGGGAGAAAGATTATTTCCAGCAACTTAAAGATAATTTATAAATATGGCTAGAAAGAGAAAGAGAAAACCACGGAAGAAAAAAGTGGTTGTAAAACCAGTGGTATTCGTAAAGCCAATAGAGTTTACTGAACCAGAACCAGAATCAAAATCCATTGTGGATGAAGCTATTCAAATTTAATGACATCAGAAACGACAAGTACCTATACTTTTAATCCAAAGAAGAGATCAGTGTTCTCGCCCAAAGATAAACCCAAGAAGCCTAAGAGGGTTTACACTAAGCCTTCTAATATGAAACCAATGGGGCATAAAAGCTAATCTTTACTATCTAAACATCTTCTTGGTTTTGTAAATCTGTCCTAGACTAATCTTCTCTTTCCTTCTCTTATCTAGTTTTTTTGCCCACCACCTTCTCCAGTTCTCCCTATCTTGCTCACGCCTTCCTTTACGATATTTGAGTATTTTGACACGATTATTTACATAGTATTTTGGATTATAATCCGCCATGTAGTTAGTTTTGTCTTCAGGGTTCTTGTAACTCATAGGTTAGATTATACAATAAATAACAGAGGAATCAAATCCAAGACCTTATCCGCACTTGACAAACTAAAAAAAAGTTTGCCATAATATGTATAAGGTTGGTGTAATATCAACGGATGATTATCACCGCACCCCGTAATGGGTGTGGTTTTTTTGGAGGGAAACGATGCCTTATCCAGGCGTACCTAATAAGCTTATACCCAAGATGGAATCTTGTGTGGCTGATTTAATGAAAGACCCCAAGATGAGGTCTAAGTATCCAAAGGCTAAAGAAAGAAAAAGTCATGCGATTGCTATTTGCCATAAAAGCATTATGGGGAAAATTGACTCTATTAAACACCTATCAATTAGTGAAAAAGGAAAGGCGGTGAAAAACATGAAAAAGATAAAAATTGAAAAAGTTGAGAAACTCGAGAAGGCAGACCAGAAAGTCGAAAAGGAAGCCAAGAAAGTTGAGAAAGTCGTAAAGACTGAGAAAACTGAAAAGGTTGTCAAAGTAGAAAAGAAGGTTGAGAAAAAAGCCAAGAAAGTTCTTAAAGCTAAAGCTCCAGTTGTTGACAATGTTTCTGATAAGGGTGAACCTACAGATCAGGGTCCAGTTGATGAGATTAAAGTTAAACCTATCAAAGTTAAAGCAGTTAAGAAAGCTGACAGATATGCTGAGAGGTTTGAAAAGCTTTTCGAATCTGTAGAGTCTCTTAACAAAAACGTTTCCAAGCTAGCCGACCTTGTAAAAGCTTCTGCTGAAGAAGCACCAAAAGTCGAAGCTCCTAAGAAAGCTGAGGTCAAGAAGATTGTTAAAGTCGAAAAGGCCGAGGAAGCCAAAAAAGAGGAGGTACACAAGGCTAAGAAAGCTATTAGTACTTCTTCAGGAGAGGCTTCAGAGAAACTATTGAAAGTGATTGATGACCTTAAAGGTCGTATCAAGAAACTTGAAGAATCTCCAGCTCCTGCGAAAGTAATTGTTTCAAAAACTTTTGCTGGCGACGACGAAGACAAGCAAGACCTTCAAAAGGTTGAAAAGCGTTTAGCAGAACTCACAAAAATCCGAGATGAGAAGCCTCTAGAATATACAGAGAAACTCGAATCGGAGGCTTATGATCTTGTTAAACTAAAGAAAGCCTTGGTCATTTAAGTTTGAAAGCTATTATAAATAGCCTAGGAAATCTCTGTTTTAAACAGAGGTATCCTTACTATTAACTTGTAACCATTTGAAAGGTGGTGAATATAAATATGAAAAACGTAACTGAAGCACTATCTGGTATCAAAGATATGATTATGAAAGCTGCTGAAACGACTGCGACTAATACTTTTAGTCCAGGAACACGTTCAGTTTTTTCTCCGGAAAATCTTGATGAAGAGATTAGAATTCTCTCCCCAAAAGATACTCCACTGCGAAATAGGACTCCTCGCGTAAAAGGCTTGGGTCAAGCAGCACAATGGAAACAGATGACATCTGGGATGCACTCAGGGTCATACAGCTCAACTAACGCTATCACTGGTACTGCTACAAGCATTGCCTTTGCAGATGCAGCCGCTCCAGGCGAAACTTCTCAAACTTACACTGCTACCGCAGCAACATACAAGTTGCTAGGTAGGAAATTAGAGGTTGGAGGTTTAGCTTTGGCAGCATCAAAAGGTCGGGATGCACAACCTGACATGCAAAAGAGCAGAGAGCGAATTAAGATTTATGAAGTTATGCTAGGCGAAGAAGAGATGATGATCTCGGGAGATGCCGCACTTAGAACAAGCGAGTTTTCTGGACTAAACAAACAGATTACTACTAACTCAGGTTCATGTACCTTTGTTACCGCTTCTGGTGTTGGCGCGTGGTGCCGAGAACTGTATAAATACGGTGCGGAACCTACACTGCTACTCTCATCAGCAAGACAACTTCAAGCATTAGCTGACGATCTAGAGAAATCTGGATCTATTCAGAGAGTCGTAATTGCTCAAAAGGATTTAACAGGCGTAACTGGCGGTCTGAAACTACAGAAGATTGTTAACCCCGTAACAGGGACACTAATCGACACTGAAGTATCAAGATTCGTTGGTTTTGGTGGATTACTCCTAACAGAGAAATCCCCAGCTGGTGAAATCTGGATTGAAGCGGACCAATTGATTCCTATGTCAAGAGTGGACGTACCTTCAAGCAACTTCTCATACATTAGCTTTATTTTAGAAGCTATGGCATTGAAAGTTATTGGAGAACCATTCCAGTTCAAATTCAACACAGGTGCTTAAAACCTAACATTGTTTCTCGCCCCTAGTAGTTCCTCTGCATGGGGCGAGGACAGAGGAACAACAATTATAAAAGTGAAGATGTCTTCACAACAAGAAAGGAATTATGGCAGGAAGTCATAACGAAACAATATTAGAATACTGTAATAAGGTAGACATCGAAAACTACCTATTACTTGATATTGACTCTTCTTTTGATACTCAAATTAACACTTGGATTGCCGCAGCCGAGAAGCATGTAAATAACTATCTCGGTTACACAACTAATTCAGGTGTTTTAAACGAGCAAATTACAAGTGAAAAAGCTAACGCTTATGTAGATACTGAGGGGAATCTCATGGTGTTCCCAAACAAGACACCAATTAACTCAGTATCATCGCTGTCTCTTATTAAGGGAACTAATTCACTAGATTTATCGCTAACAAGTGGAGATGATACTAGATATAACATTCCAACTGGCGGAAAATATTTATTGTATCCAGGGACAGAATTGTCTATGACTGGTAATAGTATTATTGGAAGTTTCTTTGATATTAGAGGAACTAAGTTTTTTACAGATTTAGATTATATTGCTGGCTATACAGAAGTTCCTTATCCAATCAGACAGGCAACGGTAAATATAGCGTCTGACTTTATTATGAGGCATACCAATAAGGAGGACTTAGAGGGCATTACTCAGGGTAGAATTAGTAAGCGTTGGTCTCAAAGACTCGGTGGCGAGTCAGACTTTATGAAAGACGCTTATGAGTTATTGAGACCCTATCGTCAGTCAGCAAGGTGGGTGTAAAGTATGAGTGTAATTACAGATGCTATTATCAGTATCAAGCGATTAACTAAAGATACTACTGATACTTCAAAGGAACAGTATCAGATAAATTCAGCTTTAGCAGCCGTTAAAGTACAACTTCAACCAGCTTCTCCAGCAGAGACAGCAATTGCTCAAGGTGTTTTAGGACAAACATATATTGGCTTTACTACTACATCGGGAATATTAGTTTCAGATTATGTGACTGTTTCAGGAACAGGTGAAATATTAAGAGTAAAGGGAATAGAAGATTGGTCGATGGATCCTGCCCCACATTATGAATTAACTTTAGTTAAATTTGACGAGGACAACGTATGATAACAATAACTGGTGATAAGAAGTTAATGGCTGATCTTACTGGTATGGCTAAAGTACTTCCTAGAGAGGTGGAGGATGTTTTGGATCAAACAGCAGATTTTGTTAAAGATGATTTGAGTGCTGGTGCACCTGTAAATACTGGTGCTCTTGCTGATAGTATGGCAGTAACAAAGAAAAGTGTTGGATATAGGGAAATAGGTGCTGGTGGTTCAAGATCATCTGATGGTTCACTTCCAAGGGATTATGCTATTTTTGCAGAAGAAGGTGCATCGGCTCACTGGCCTAATATTAAACATATGGGTCTATCAGACGAGGAATCTTTCTTAGTTGCAAGAGCAATTAGTCGCAAACCACAAAAAGCATATAAATTTTTTGAAGCAACTTTTGATAAGGTTAAATTGTTCTTTTATAGAGCAGTGGAAAATTCAATAGAAAAGGTGGTAAGATGAGTGTGTCAGCAATTCGCGTAAAACTATTGACAAAGTTAAACGAGATGCAATCTCTGAAAGGAGCGTGGGATTGGGAGGTTTCCAATGTTGATGGAAAGTACCCATATGCTACACTTACATTAAGAGATGGCGAAGCTGAGTTTGCTTCAACTGCTCATAACTTGAGACGAAGAGGGTTTACTATTAAACTCTATCAGGAGAGGCAAAAAGGAACTGGTCAGACTCCAGAAGAGGCTGAGGACATAATGACATCGGTTATAGATGAATTTGAGAAGGCACTAGATATGGATACTACACTATCAGGTACATGCAAGTATGTTGAGCCAATTGTGTGGCGGGCTGACTATACTATCCGTGAACACGCTACACGATTATTAGAAATTGATGTCAACGCTATAGATATCGTTGACAGCATTTGAAAGGTGGTGAAAATAAATTATGTCAATAACAATTGGTAGACTTGGCTACGCAGGGTTCGCTCTTGAAACGACTCCTGGGGAGGCCAATACAACACCAGATGTATATTTACCTTACACTGATATTTCGATGAGAGGCCATCATGAGCCTATTGAGGATATTGCCTCAAAGACATCAAGATTGATGGATAAAGATTCTGTTAGTGGCAAGCAGTGGTCTGAAGGAGACTTGGCTATAAATTGTGATGTTCACAATTCAGGTTATCTTTGGAAGGCAGCTATGGGCAACGAACAGTTGACTACTGGCACACCTAATTACCACACTTTCTATGTAACAGCTTCTGGAAATACTCCTAAGACAGCGACTATCATTCAGGGTAGAGACACTGACGTTCAGCAATATACTTATGTTGCTACTAACGAACTCAATCTTGAGATTTCAGATGGTTTAGCTACTTTGACAGCATCTATGATGGGTAAATTCCCAACCGTAGTTTCAGCTCAAACAGCGACAACAACTTCTGGAACAGTTTTTGCTTTCCCAGATATGTCTGTTAAATTTGGATCAACTCTTTCGGCAGCTAGTTCAGCTAGCGCGACAGCAATTAATGACTTTAGTTTGACTATTGCTAACGAGTTGGAGATGATTCACAGAAGTGGAAGTGCAGATGTCTCAGCTATCCGAACAAAAGGATGCAGAGTATCTGGTTCATACACAGTCTTCTTTGATTCTGTTACTGATAGGGATGCCTATTATGCTCTGAATAAACGAGCTATGGAGATCACTTTCACAGGTAACGCTAATGAAGAGATGCGAATCAGGATTCCAGAATTTAGACTAAACGAGAATGAAATCACAACAGGACTAGACGACTTCTTTGTTGCAAACTGCAATTTTGTAGCTGAAGACAAAGTAGACGCAGGAGCTAGACTGATTGATGTCAGACTTGGAAACGACAAGAGTGACGTTTATTAAAATCTGAATTAATAATTAATTAAAAAAGGAGGGTACATATGCCCGTATTAAAAGATTTTAGGGGTACGATTTCTATTTCACTCCCAGAAACAGGGGGTAAGGTTGAATTGTACGATTGCCTTATAGCTAATGATTCTCTAGAAATAGAGAAGATTTATACTACAGATACTTCAGTTCCCATAGTGGCTGGTCAGACCAGTACTGCTATGAGTATTAGAGCATCTAGGTATTATGAAGCTCAAGAGGCGACCTTAAAGGTTATGGTTAAGGGTTGGGACTTTACCGACAAGGATGGTAAAGATATCAAACCGACCGTAGAAAACATCAAAAAACTTCCTCGTAAAGATTATGACTTTCTAGTACAGAAGGTTACTGATCTTACTGGGGAGAAAAGGTTAACAACAGACCAAAAAAAAAATTAATAACGAAACTTGTGATAAGCCTTAAGTCTAGTAAACCAAAGCTTATATCAGGTTTTAACGAAGTGATTATTAGTAAAAAAACTGGGTGGAATTATTGGGAGATTATGTCCCAACCACTCTGGTTTTTAGAAAGAATAGCAATTTATGAGGAGGCTGAAAGCATCGTAAGAAAAATCAGAGATGCTAAAAAGTAAATATGGCGAGTAGAGAAGTCTTAATCGCACTTAAGCTCATAGGAGCAGCTCAAGTAGAGGCGGGGTTACAAAAAGTTTCCCAAGCCGTTGCTGGTATGGGACAAAAGATTGAAACTGTGACCAAATCTTCTGGTAAGAGGCTAGAGGAGATGGGGAGAAACATGCAAAGGACTGGTCGTGTCCTTTCTGTTGAATTAACTGCACCTATCGTTGCTTTTGGTAAAGTAGCCGTTGATAAATTCGTTGCAGTTGATACAGCCACTCGTCGATTGCAAAAGGTATTTAGTGGAACAGCAGCAGAGATGAACGCTAATTTAATTCCAGCAGCACAGGAATTAGCTCTCTATTGGGGTATGAATAAGGTCGAAATTATAGATGTGATGCAGGAACTTGCAGCTATGGGCTTTCAAACACAAGAGATAATTGATGGTACTACCAAGGCTGTTGAAGTGTCTAAATTAGGTAACTTGGATTTGGCTAAATCTATGGATTTAGTTGTGGCTGTGATGCAAAACTATGGCGTTACTGGAAAAGAACTAACTCAAACAATAGCAGATATTAACGCTGTTGAAGATGCTGGTGCTGCTCAATTAAGTGATTTTTCAGTTGGTTTAGGGAGAGTAGCGTCTATTGGAAAATTGGCTGGATTAGGGATTAAAGAAGTTGGTGCGATGATGAGTGTTTTAATTGGTAGGGGTGAAAAAGCCACACTAGCTGCTCGTTCACTTAAAACGGTATTTTCTAGAATTATAGCACCAACAGCAGCAATTAAAGATGAGTTTGAAAGGCTTGGAATTAGTATTGAAACAACAGAAGAAAGAACTGCAACCCTGACTAAAACGATAGGTGGAAACTCAGATGAGGTAGAGAGATTAATCAAGTTGAAAACAAAACAAGAAGAAAAGTTAAGAGACTATATAGCTGTTTCTGAGGAAGCTGGAGAAGTAGGTGAGAAAGAAGAAAAACAGATAGCTAAGATTTCAACACAAATTAGTGCTTATAATAAACAGATCGCAGCAGCAACAGGGACAACTGAGGAATATGTCGGTAGTATAGTAACTGGAACTGGTGAGATGAAAGGTATGGATGATATTCTTAAAGAATTGGCTGTGGAGTGGAAAAACATGGATGATATTCAGAAGATGAACACAGCAACTGTTATTGCTGGTAGGCATCATGTAGATAGATTTATCAAAATGATGGATGATGGAACTGCAACAGTATCTGAATACGATAGAATTATTAAAGAAACAAGTGACGATCAGAAAAACATGGATAGGATGATGACAGCTCTTGGTATATCTTCTGGTTCAGCAGCTGTTCAGTTTGGTAGGTTAAACGCAAAATTTGATGAGTTTAAGGAATTCGTGGGGAGAGATATCGTACCAATAATTGTCCCTATGATAGACAAGGTTCTTCAGTTAGCTAAGAAATTTACAGATTTGGATGAAGGAGTAAGGAAAAACATTATTAAGTTTGCTATGTTCGTAGCAGCATTAGGACCAGTATTAGTTTATCTTGGTGTAGTAGTACAAGCTATTGGTGTTTTAAAGCTGGGGATGGTTGGTCTTGTAAACACAATTGCCACAAGACTTATTCCAGCACTGATGTTATTAGCAGCTCATCCCTTAGTAGCTTTGACCCTTGCGATTGCAGGAGCTACGACAGCGATGGGCTTAATGATTTTAAAATCCGATATTTTGATAACAAAGACAGATTTGATTAGTGCGGCTAAAAGAGGAGAGATACAGGCACAAAGCGATTTAGATGAAGCTTATAGAATAGGAGAGAAGGTTGCTGATGATGCCGATGCAGCAAAACTCAGACAAAAACGTGCTGTTCTCGCAGTCGAAAGAGCTACTAGAACATTATCAGAAGTCACTCTCCAGTATGGTAAAGATTCGCTTGAAGCTCGTGAACAGGAACTTGTGCTTGAAGGGGCTTTGGGTAATCTAGAAGTTGCTAACGAAGACGTGACTACATCTGTAGAAGATAGTCAAACAGCTCTTATAAATATACAGGACGAGGAAAAAAGGAAAATAGAATCTAGTAAAGATGTAGTAAAGGCTGTAGAAAGCGAAGAAACAGCTTGGGGTAATTTAATAAGTAAGATTGGAGATGCAATTTCAAAGATAAGGGAGTGGTTTACAGTATCAGGAGTTGAACGAGGGGTAGGAACTAGACATGAAGCGCCTGGATGGACAGGGCAACATGGGGGTATTGTTCCTGGGGCAGTAGGTACGGCAGTGCCAATTATGGCTCATGGAGGAGAAAGAGTTATTCCTACAACTGGGGTTGATGTTAACTCTGGGTTAGGTACAGGTGGAATTACTGTTAATATTACTGGATCATTCAATTTAGATAGTTCATCAAGAGTAAACGAATTAGCAAATAGAGTTAGTGACATCCTCGGTCGTAGGATGGAGTTAGCTCAGTCGGGAGCAGGGTGGTAATATATGGCACTTCCAGAATTTTCAGGATTTAGTCTACAAGATGACAACTATATAACAACTAATATCACTTATCGTGGTTGGCCAGTAAGAGATGATACAACAAAACCAATCTCAAGGAAACCTGGAGTTAAACTTTTATCCGAAGAGTTTGGGGATAAGAGGATTAGAATTAGAGGTTATATTTTAGGTTCAAGTCCATCAGATTTGAAAAGCAAGATAGATAGTCTTAATACGGAGCTTCAGAAAGTATCACAAATTCTTAAGATTGATACTGATAGAACATACACAGCTACGTGTACTTATGTTTCTGTCTCTGATCCACACTATGCTCAGGATTTCGTTCCATATGAAGCAGAGTTCCTATGTGCTGATCCTTTTGCTTATACTGATGAGATTACGGCTACAATGACAATCGTTTCTGGGACATCAGCACAGACTTTTACAACTACGATTTCTGGATCATATTTTGCTGAGCCATCTCTTAGATATGAAACTACATCTGGTTCTGGGACAACTACTACATCAGGAGTTAGATTAGAAATATTAAACTCAGGTGAATATGTTGATTGGGCTGGCAGTGATAACGGAACGATATTGAGTTATAGCTCATCAATGACTTTCGATTATAAGACTTTCAAAGTGTTACAAGATGTAACGCAACGGAATCATACTGGTGTATTTTCTCGATGGGAACCAGGGAGTCAGAGTTTTAAAATTACTTTCGGAGGAGGAGTGCAAGGGGGAAATTTAAAGATATCCTATTCTCCGAGGTATTTATAGGAGGATAGCTTATGGCACAGATACCCCAAACAATCTACGGAAGCGGAGCAGACGGAGTTAAAACCGTTAGCGGAACAGAAACCTTAAACGTTTACAAATCATGCAGTGGAACAGC